AAATTTCTGTATGGTTCACCATAACCTAAATTTATTTCATTTGGGTTTTTAAGCATTTGAGTAATAATTTGTTCTGTAACAAAGAAGTCGTTATCCTTTCTGCCATAAGCATTTGTTTGACGTATTGCTGTAAATGGTAATCCATAACTTCTATGGGCGTATTCTAAATATTTCTCGCACCCATACTTAGCAACAGCATAAGGAGCATTGGGGTTAGGAGGTGTACTTTCATTAAATGCTATAATTGCTTCTTCTTTGCCTTCTCTGATAAGATCACTGATTGGTTGCCATCCGTAAACTTCCATGGTGCTGGCAAATACAAAATTTTTGAGATTAGGGAGATCTTTACAAATTTCTATTAAGTTTACTGTACCTGTGTAATTTATATCGCTGAAAGTAATTTGTTCGTAAAAACTTTGTTCTACTTCAGTTCTTGCTGCAAGATGCACAACAATTTCAGGATCAAACTGTCTAATTTGAAATCCAACTTTATCATGTTGTCTTAGATCTTCTGTTAAAAAACATAGTTCATGCTTGTGTTTTAATTTTTGTACTAAGTGTTGTCCAATGAAACCATCAGCGCCTGTGATAAAAATTCTCATAAAGTCTCCTTTGCATTATTTATAATTAATGTGGAGTAGGTAAAATCATTAATGATAAATAGTGTTACTTAGGAGATTTATATGCCAAAACTGTCGCTTTGGAATCCTGTAAAAACTAATGATTTTAATTTTATAGATAGAATTGTTGGGGAGCACCTTTACGCTGGTGGAACAGGAGTACATGTTCACAAGTATATAGGTGTGAATGCAGATAATGATAGCAGTGATGCTACAAGACCTGGCACCAATGGCGAAACATCAGAAGTTTTTATACAAGACTTGTTATTTTTGGAAAACAGAGATCGCAAGTATGATAAAAACATTTATGAATTACGTGGGCAGTATAATTTAGGCGACAATGATGCATTCGATTTGACACAGTTTGGTATGTTTTTAGCAAACGATACGCTAATGATGAACTTCCATATTGAAAGCATGGTTGAAGCAATAGGGCGTAAACTTATGCCTGGTGATGTATTAGAGCTACCTCACTTGCGTGATGATTTATTATTAGGCAGTGATGAAGCAATAAACAGATTTTATGTGGTCACAGACGGCAGTAGACCAGCAGAAGGATACGATCCACGTTGGTGGCCTCATTTGTGGCGTGTTAAGTTAGGTCCAATTACAGATTCGCAAGAGTACAGAGATATACTGGGCACTGGCGAGGAAGAAGGCGATTTACGCAATCTCATCAGTACTTATGCTGACGAAATAGCAATAAATGATGCTATTCTTCAACAAGCAGAATCTGATGTTGCTAATGATCCGCAATATAGAAATCAAGCACATTTATATTATGATCCTGAGGTACCTGACAAACCAGTTGTAGATTTTGCTGCAGGAGATGGTACTCCTCCCAACGGTGTATCATTAGTAGGCAGTGGCGAAACATTTCCAGTGAGTAGTGTTAGTGACGGAGATTATTTTCTTAGAACAGATTTTAGTCCTAATAGATTATTTCAGAAATCAGGCACCAGGTGGAAATTAGTTGAAACGGATCAACGAAATACTTGGGCGGCAGCAAATAGAATTCTTACAGGGTTCATCAATAACGATGCACTTGTTACAAACACAGATGGCGAAGTAACTGGAGAAAAAGTTAATCTCAGTAAAGTTGTTAAGCCAAAAACAGATAATTGAGGATAAGAAATGGATAGAAAAGCAGTTTATGATCAATTAAAAATTGACGAAGGTGTAAAATACGAGATATATTTAGATCATCTGGGGTTACCTACCTTTGGAGTAGGTCATTTAGTATTAGACAGTGATCCAGAAAATGATCAACCCGTTGGCACAGAAGTCAACGAAGATCGTGTACAAACTTGTTTTGAATTAGATTTAGATATAGCAATAGACGAGTGCCGATTATTATACGAAGATGATTGGGAGACTTTTCCAGGAGAAGTGCAAGAAGTACTTGTTAACATGATGTTTAACATGGGGAGGCCTCGATTAAGTGGCTTTGTAAAATTTAATGCTGCGCTCAGAGGTGGCGATTGGGTAGAAGCAGCAAAAGAAGGTAGAGATAGCCGTTGGTATAATCAAGTTACTAATAGAGCTGAGAGATTAATGGTTAGATTAGAACATCTAGCAAGTTTGGACAGATGATAGTTAAAGAACCACGGCACCCGCAGAAAGGCGAATACAGTTTAAACTGTTTTGGCGAAGTTGTGGTTTATCAACACGGCAAATGGAATAAAATATAATGGCTGGAAAGAATTTAGACTATTGGTATGACCAACAAATAAAACGATACCTGTCGCAGGTAATTCGTGTCTTTTCTCATTTCAAAGTTTCAGAAAATACTGCTAGTGGGACAAATTACAACAGAGTTCCTTGTAGATATGGCGATGCTAGTAGAATGGTATCCAGTATATTGAGGAATAATTCCGAGAACGTGTTAAACAGTGCGCCTTTTCTCAGCGTAACCATACAAAGTTTACAGGTAGCCAGAGATCGCGCACAAGAACCCTACTTAGTTGATACAAAACAAGTAGCAGAAAGAGAATGGGACAGCAATGCAAGAGCATACACGTCTGAGCAGGGTAATCTATACACTGTTCAACGATACATGCCTGTGCCGTATAACATGACCATACAAGTAGACGTTTGGACTACGAACACTGATACAAAATTACAAATATTAGAACAACTATTTGTGTTGTTCAACCCAAGTATTCAGCTACAACAAAACGACAACCCATTAGACTGGTCTAATGTATTTGAATTGGAACTAACAGATATTGTGTGGACTAACAGAAGTATTCCCGCAGGAGTCGACGAACAAATAGATATTGCTACTCTAACTTTTGCTGTTCCTATTTGGATTAGCCCTCCTGCTAAAGTAAAACGACAAAGTATTATTCAAAGAATAGTAGCAGACATACATGCAGTAGATGACATACAAGATTTAGGATTCAGTAGTGATTATCATGATTTCTTTTCTACTGTATCTGAAGATGCAGAAGTTGTTGTTACTCCAGGAGATTTTTATTTGCAAATTGATGGCGCAAATGCAGTACTAGTGGATAATGCGGGTAGCGGTAAGAAATGGAGTGATTTAATAGAAATGCAAGGAGAGTTATCCTCAACTAGTAAACTAAAATTAAACATTACCAATGATTCTGACAACGATTTAGATGCTGTTATTGGCTCTGTTACAGTAAATCCATTAGACGACACAAAATTAATTTTTAATGTGGATGCAGATACTTTGCCATCAAATACACTGTCTGCTGTTACTAAAATTATAGATCCGCGGGCATCTTATCCTGGAGATGGCACTTTAGCTGCCGCTGCATCTGGACAGCGATATTTAATCACAGAAGAACTGGATAAAACTGGATATCCAAACTGGGCAGTGGATGCAGACGAAAATGATATTATAGAATATGATGGCACTTCGTGGAATGTAGTGTTAGATGCTAGTGCTACTTCAACAGTTGAATATGTCACAAATTCATATACCAGCAAGCAATACAAGTGGTACAATAACTCGTGGATAAGCAGTTACGAAGGGGTTTACAATCCCGGATTTTGGCGACTGTTGTTGTGATAGAAGATGTATCCAATGTGCCTATTCCTATAACACATATTTACAAACAAGATTTTTCGTTATTTGGCTATAGCAAGTTATAAGTAATAGTATGACTATTACCGCAGCAGGAGTTGTTTTTCTTTCAACAGACACCGGACGATGTATGTTGCAGTTACGCAAAGCAGAAAAACGTTTCAAAAACACTTGGGGTTTCTGGGGAGGCACAGTTGAAAAACACGAAACTGTGTACGAGTCTATAAAAAGAGAATTACAAGAAGAAATTGGATTTGTTCCTGAATTAGAAAAACTTAACCCTATTGATGTTTTCCAAAGTGCAGATAAAAAGTTCTACTATTATAGTTTTGTGTACGTTGTTGATAAAGAGTTCAGTCCTATACTTAACAACGAGAGTGCAGGATATGCATGGGTAGACATAGACTGGTGGCCTCATCCGTTACATGCAGGTGTAAAAACAACATTGATAAAAAATAAAGGCTCAGAAAAACTGCATACTATTCTACAAATAAATTCCGATAAATAATATATATGAAAGGAGAAGTAGTAGACTTCGAAATCCTTCGTATACAAAGCGAGTTGGACAAATACCAACGTACAAAATCACTCCCACACATAATATTAGACGGTGCATACAGTTTATCAGATATTATAAAACTGTATGATAAGTTATCTCCTAAACATCAGCGTATAGTAGATAGACTTAAAAAAGATTACACACAAACCGTAAAAACAAGTATACAAGATCTTCAACAAGCATTAAAGAAGGAGTATTCGTATACTATGAAAAATTTAGCAACAGAACATAGTAGTTTTGTGTTTTACGGTATATCTCAAAGACACAGAGCTGGACTTAATCCAGTAAGAGCAATGTATTACGAAGCAAGAGAAGTTGCAAGAAGATATAATCCAATAAACGACTATCATCAATACTTGGTAGGAATTCTTTGCGACAAAACTTTTGTTTCTATAATTTTAGATGCACTGCTAAAAGACATACAGCGTCTTGAGAAAATTGTCAAACGATACTACATA